TTCTTGCCCAGTGTATCTCGGTGGTCGGTAGCAAAATCTAATATCTTTTTCATGTACATCGTGTTGGCATTAAAGTTCTGTTGCGGTTTTTTGCCTTGCAACAAGTCCTGAATAGCCATAGAGGCTTCAGCTAAAATCTCTTTGTCGCCGTAATTCTGAACGTCCATAGCCACGGCAATAGTAGCGTCATCATAACCGCCAATATCTCTAGCCATAATCTCTCCTATCCATTTTGGATTAAATTGTTGAAACAAAACAGGGTTTGCGTTCAGCCCTTCAAGGAATTTAAGTTTGGCATCTTTGCCTAAAGTGTTGTCCTTATCAAGCTCAGTTGTAGACTTAACCTCAACATCCATGTCCCTTTTAGTGTTCAAATCTATGCGATTTATCTCGTCCCATTCGTAGCCATTCTCACCCAAGAGCTTAATCGCAAGAGGCTGTTTCATGTGGTCTTTTAAGCCTTGTACGAAGCGAAGCCCTATCTCGGCGTAGCATTCAACATACGCTCTTGCTTTGTGTCCTATCCTCTTAGCGGACTGTTGCAGGGTAGCGTAAGCCACTGTAGCGGTACGGCCGGCTCTGTTCATCTGTTGAGAGTTAATCTGGTCTACACCTGTATTGCGTGAAACGCCTGCCTCAAGCCAATCAATAATCTGAGTAGTGCCTTGCATTGTCGGGGTTTTAAACTCAAAAATCCCGTCAGCAATACTCTTTCCTGCTGGCACGGTCACAGCAACTAAAGCATCGGGTCTGTACTGGCTTTCGTCCAGTGCGGCGGCGTCAGTGAAGATAGCAGGGTCATAAGCCTTAGCGTTTAGGTTTTGCTTTTGCCTGTTAGTAAGTTCTTGATTAAGCAAAGTCGTAATCGTTTCAGCAATAGGGAAGAAATCATCAGAATAAGCCTTTGACCAAAAAACTTCAGGGTCTTCGTGAGTAGCCCAAGAAGTCCACGGATACAAGCCAGCGGAAAAAATATCCTTTAGTTTCTCGGCTCTAATCCAAGTCTTTGTCCACGGGTCAAAAAGTAAATAGTATCTCTCACCTTTATAGGTTAAGCACCACTCGCATAAGTTAAAAACCACCTGCCCAACATAGTTGTCGGAAGTGCTTAGATTAAGAGCTTCAAATCTAGCGAAGTCTTGTTGGTCGGTAGCGGATATGCTCGGCTTATAGTCAGGGGAACAGTTAGTAACTAGTATTTTAACCTGTTCTTTATCATAAATGTCAAAAGCCTCAAGCTCTTCCTGTGTCTTTTGTACTCCCTCTTGTCCGCAGAATAAATGGTTCTCTAAATGTCCTCCACCCTTAGGTTCGCAGTGAAAATGCTTATAACTAACCACTTCAAAATTAGACTTATAATCAGGGTCTGAAGAGGCATAGAATTTCTGTATTCCACGTCCAGATATAATTGCCATGAACCTGTCCCAACGAAGTTTCAGGTTCCATTTGGCACTGGCACGAGTAGACGAGGTTTCAACTTTCCAGGCGGCGTTTATTTTCTTAACCTTTTTGTAATCCGCTATGTCCTGCTCGGTAAAGGTCAGTTGAATAGGGTCGTCAAAGTCCGCCATTAGAGTATCTACCAAGCCAGAGAACACGGGCATTGGTACGTTAAACTGTTGGCGGAATTTAGGCTGGACCTTACCAATATAAGCCTGTTCGTATTCCCTTATAGCCTCCATACGGGCTTTTTTATGCTCGGTAGAGGCTCGTAACTGCCTTATGGCAATAGGCAAAAGTATATCGCCTATGCTCTCTTTTTTAGGTTCTTCATCATTCATAACTATATTGTATATTGTTACCTAACTTTGGTAATATTTTTTAATCTTAAGCCTATATTCTCTCATATAGCAGACCAGATGAAGATGTCGGGAATATTCGCCTCTAACCGCCAAAGGGATTCCACACATCACGCAAAGCTTACCCTGTGGCAGTCGCTCTCTTGCATTACCGCAGTATGGGCAAGTGGCATAGCATAACGCCTTAGATTGCCAAAATTTGTTACGGAATTTAAGAATGCGGTAAAATTTATTGCAATGGAAACACCTAAGCGGTAGGGTTTTCACAAATCAATCGTTCCTCCCAACATTATGTCGTTATTTAATCTTGAACCTCCCTCAAACCTGCTGGTGGGTTCGTAGGGGGTTTGTTTGTAGGGAGTAGACTTAACATTTACTGTGGCAAATGCTTTCATCATATTCGCAATGGCACACGCCTTAAGTAAATCAAAATGTCTTGTGGTGTCCATTCCGCTGGTATCCCGTAAATCCGCTTGGGTATACTTCCTTGCCTCTTTTAATATCCTTATATCGTAAATCTCAAGGTATCCCTCTTCAAGAGACTTTTTAAGCCCGAATAGCATTTCAGGTTTGGTATGCGAGTTGGTTTCCCAACCCAAATCAAAGTTTTTTAAATTAGTCGGTACATCAACCGCCTTAGGCTTATTAGCTAGTCGTTTATAAATCTTATTAATATCATAAATATGTTTAAGCTCGTTAATCGCCGTGCCTCCACTCTCTCCGTTAATCTCAAGAGCCACTAAGCACTCCATTAAGTCCTCAGCTTCGGCTTTGACCTCGTGAGCAAAGCTGTCGGGGGGTATTTCATTGTTGGCATAACTCAAGACCTGTCTAGCCGGTATAGTGCTAAAATCAATCCCCACGCTTGCGTTGTGGTCAAGCCCTACACCTTTAGCAGGGTCGCCTCCAATAGCGTGTCTATGGCTAGGGTCAATTTTACACCAAATATAACGCTCTCCAATCTTTTTAAGGTGAGTATGCTTGCATTTTTCAATTAAAGCGTCAATGATTTCTCTATCAAAGAATAAATCTCCTGCGGCGGCAGGGTTATTCATCATATCAGCTTGGTACACGGGACCAGTCAAATCCCGTTCCTTAGTTTCAAGTGATATTTTATGTTGAACTGTTTGCACAATGGTTTTGTTTTGTTGGTTAGCTTCTTCGTCCGTAAAAACATATTTAGACGGCCACGCTATCACACCGTCCTTGACTACTGGTATATTTCTAATCCTAAAGTTTGGATTATTCTTGTGCGTGTCCATTAACCAATTCACAACGCCAGCCTCGGTTATAAAGTTGCATAAGAATAATACAGTAGCGTCTGTGCTTAGCCCTGCCTGCAATTCCCCTATATGGTCTTTAATTTGGCTCATCTTTGCCAAACTATCCTTTGTGTTTATGGTCTCAAAGTCATCAATAACATAATGGTCAGGTCGGTATTGCTTGTATATACGTCCTCTAGTGGATTGTTGTGTGCTAAACGCTTCAACCCTTATATCATTAGTGGTTACGAAGTTATTGAGCCTTTTAACAGTGGATTTTTTCTCATTACTTTTAGGCTCGTAAAACAACTGTCCGAAATCCTCAATAAATTTTTGGTTTGTTTGCAGTATCTGGGTTACATCAAACAAAGCGGACTCGGCATTGGCTTTGTCGTAACTGTCCCAGTTAATATAATGTTTTTTGTTGTAGGCTATCTTATGCACTACATCCATTTTAGCCAGACTGGTTTTGGCACTCTCTCTGAATATAACCCACATTAAATAACTAAAAGTCCTTTTATCTAAATCTTCCAAATCCTTAAACATCTCGTAATGGAAAGGAGCCAGTTTGTATGTAAAATATTCGCTAAAATAATAAAGAGCAAAATAAAACTTACTCTCACGGCATATAACTTTACGTTCGTCTTTTGTGCCGTTTGTTATTATATTCCATACTTCAGGGTTGATTTTGGTTATCATCCATTTTTTTGTAAGAGTTCTTTTAGCTCGGCTTCACGTTCTTGTGTAACGGCAAGGCTATAATTCTCTGTTGGCTTACCACCAAGCAATTGTATGTTCTTAGTAAAAATATCAGTTATATAAGCTAATTCCCTTGCTGGAGCGGGTTTTAGTTTCTTTTCGGTTATGTATGTCAAGGCTAATCGCCGTTTATCTTCAAGCGTTTTTATAATTTCATCCGTAGCACTTTTAACCACGGGGCTTTCAAAAATCTCATAAGGGTTTTTTGCTGTTGCCTTAGTATAGCCTGCTTCCAGTAGCAATTTTCCCAATGTTTTTGTCCCCCCCCGTTTACCCATATTTTCCCTAAACAGTTTTATTAGTTTTTCTTGTTTGGGAGTTGCCATATAATTTAATACCCTTTTGGTTTCTTGGTTCCTTTTTTTACTTTTGTCATTTTAGGTTTGTTTAATTTTTTTCAGGGTTAAGTTTTGCTAATTCCTCGGCTTTTTCTTTTTCCCTTTTTTCCCAATTATCTATTTCTGCGTTTATGCTCATAAAAAACGTATTATTGGCAAACTCATCAAGCATAGACTCTGCCATTTCCTTAGGTGTTATTTTCAATTTCTCGCAAACAAGACGGGTTATAGCCGCCATATGTTGCATCTGTCCCGACATCATTCCCTTAATTGCTGTGATTTCGTTCCAGTGTTCGCTTATGGAGTGCCTGAAATAAGCGTCCATCTTTTCTCGTGGGCTAAGTAAACTATCTTTTTTGCCTATTAGGGGAATATTCATACACACATAATAGCATATTTTTGTTTATTTTACAAGTTTTTCGCTTGTGGATAAGTAACCTTGCAATTATTTAATGGATGTGGTAGACTTGCTTATAAGTTAATAAAGTGATTTACCGAGTTGGCGGATTTTTAAATAACTGTTTATAAAAGCTTGCGAGCCAACTCTCGTGAGCCTCTATAAGCAGTTTTTTTAATACAAAAATGGGTTTTTAAATTATATTATATGCCGAAACAAACAGACAAAGGGTGGGTTTTAATACACAGAAAAATTTGTGAAAATAAGTTTTGGTTATCCGAATCTTTTACGAAAGGACAGGCTTGGGTGGATTTGTTTTTAAACGCTAACCATACTGACGGAAGTTTCTGGGTTAGGGGCAATGAAGTCAAGCTAAAACGAGGGCAAATAGGCTGGAGTGAGCTAACAATGAGCAAAAGGTGGGGCTGGAGCAAGAATAAAACAAGACGCTTCCTAAAAGCCCTAGAAACGGAACAACAGATAGAACAGCAGAAAACCTTTATAACCACAATAATAACAATACTAAAGTATGCTGACTACCAAGATATGTCTATAAAACGGAACAGCAGACGGAACAGCAGAAAGACAGCAGACGATACACAAACAAAGAATGTAACTAATGTAACTAATGATAAAGAAGAAAAGAATACTAATATTGTGGCTTCGCCACCCGATGAAATTCCTTTATTATTAGACTTCTTTAAAAAAACAGTTAATCCCCATATAAATTTTGGAAACAAGACAGAACGGAAAGCTTGCCAAGATTTGTTGGATTCCTATGGATTAGAAAAAATTAAGTCCGCCCTGCTTTTTTTAGAAGAGAAACGCAAGACAGATAAATACCTGCCACTAATAACCACACCTTACGAACTTTGGACAAAATGGGCAAAGATTAAACAACACTTAATAATTAAAAAAAGAAAAATATGGACATCGCAATCGCCACCCTCGCCACAGGGTCTAATTATCCTATAACCCAAGAAATTTATAATCAAATTTTAGAAGCTTCACTTGAAGATATGATTAAACTGGATAATGGCACAGCTTTTAAAGTTTCTGCAATAATGGAAATTACAGGAAAAGAAGAATGGGAAAAACAGCACCCCGAAAAACAACATTATAATTATGGACAGCTTTATACCGCTTTACCTATTGGAACTGGTTTTGTTGGATTGATAAGCAGTGAAAAAAGATTAAAAGGAATTGAGGGAATGGCAAGAGGGCTACAAAAAGCAAAAGACCGCCGAACCGCCGAAGGATTAGAAAGTCCAAATATTGATAAATTTTTAGAGATAGCGAGGACAAGATACAAGTTCACGAAAGCTACTTATCAAATTAAATGAAAATAAACTACTTATAAAAAAAATACTACAATGGAAATTTTAAAGTCTAAACTAACCGACGAGCAACAAGCAATACTAGCCCGACTTAATGCCTTACTGGACGAAGTCAACAAAGAACCTTTACTGGTGAGGCTGTACGATAGTAAAGAGGCTTATAGCAAAGCGATATATGCTAAAAAGAAAGCCTCTGTGGACAACTGGACTAGACAAGATTGAACGAGTGTGCTATTCTTAAACTAAGGATAAATTATGACAACAAAAGAGAAAGTAATAAAAGAATATAAGAAAGTTTACCAAGCCCACCCCAGTTATAGGGATATAGCCAAAAAAGTGGGTTGTAGCAAGACTTTAGTTGCTTACTACATAAAGGGTCATCTAAGCGACAATCGCTCGTCCTAGAGCCACCAGTGAAGCCACAGGGCATTATTTAAGCTTTAACCTATCCCCACAACAAAGTTTAAAGGGATAGAAATAGCAACAAGACTAAATGGGGCGGTAGAAAAGCTAACGCTCGGCTATTTGCCCCAAATAAGTCAAAAAAACTAAAAGCCCGATAAAGGGCGGAAAACAAAAACAAAATGACTACTCTAACCCCTGCAATTGGCAGTAACCAATTTTTAACAAAGTTTGATAAAAAAGAAAAAAGAAAGTTTACCGTCAAATTCACAACCAAAATAAAGATTGCGACAGTCATCGGATTATTAGCTTCCCTTTACTTGAATTATTATATCCTAAGAGCTAACTATGTTGTGACTTGTAGTGCAGGCGGACACTTTATGAGCCAGCTAAAATGCGACGAGCTTGCCACAAATAAAGTGGACAGCCAAGAGTTAGCAAGACAAAAAATGGTTACTAATAATCAGGATTTATTCCAATAATTTTATGAAAGAAATAATATACAAAATCAACCACGCAATAAGCAAAAAACTAGTGAATAAATACACCACTGTTGAAGACTGGTATAAAGGCAAAATTAAGAAAAGCCGTGGAGTATATATGAATCTAAGTAATAGTTGGTCAAAAGAAAATAAGGAAAACTTTTTGGTTGAAAAAGAAAAGTTAAAATTCATTAATCAAGCTATCTACGAATTTAATACCGCACAAATGATTCAAAAAGAAATCAATAAAGCATTAGGACTTACTATGAACCCTTACCAACCAATAGACAGGCAAAATGCCTCAGAGGAAGGATGCGACAATGACCAAGAATGAAAAACAATCTCTATTAATTAAATAAATTATTATGAATGAACTAAAAACAACTTTAGTTTTGCCCGCTCAAGACTTAAAAGTTTTAACAACTTTTGAAGTTAGAGGAAACCAACTAAAAGAAGAAGCACTTAAACTAACAGTGGACAAAGCAAGCGATATTTTGACTGCCAATAGTTTATTTAAGCAAATTCAACTGACAGTAAGAGATATTGAATCCCATAGAAAATTAATGGTAACCCCCTTTAATAATTTTGTAGACCAAATAAATGGCTTGGCAAAAGAAGTAAGTCAATCCACAGCCGAAGCTAAATTATTGGTTAGTGAAAAATTGTTAGCTTATAATGAAAAAATAGAAATTGAACGTAAAGAAAAAGCTGAAATTGAGACCAAGGCTTTAAGAGAGCAACAAATCAGGGAAGAAAAAGAACGTAAAGAGAGGGATGATGCCGAACGCAAAAAGCGTGATGCAGAAGAAGCACGTCTAGCAGAAATTGAACGACTCCAAGAAGTAGAACGCCAAAAAATAAATACTGAAACAAATGCTCTTAAAAAACAGCAGTTAGAAATGGAAGCTACAAAGTTGGCAGAAGAAAAGAAACTAGAACAGCAAAGAATTGAAAACGAGCAAGCTGGACGTAAAATAGAACAGGATAGGCTGGACATTGAATATCAAAGGAAACAAATGGAAGTTGATGAGGAAAAAAGAAAACAGGCAAAACTTCAGGAAGCAATTGATAAAGAAAACAAGCCTAAAGGGTTACACAGTCGTTACGGATATGAGATTGTTGACGAAGAAAAAGTGCCAAGACAGTATTGCACCCCCGACAGTAAAAAAATTAATGAGGCTATTAAATTGGGGATATTAACCATTGAGGGTTTGTTGATAAAAGAAAATAAGCGAATACAATAAAATTAACTAACCATAAACTTATATGAAATTTGATTTCAACGCAAACAGACAAGTGGTAGAAAAAACATACAACCTTGGAAAAGGCGAATATCTTAAAGTAAAAGACGGCGACAACAAGGTTAGATTAGTAAGTGAATGTATCCCTCACGCAGGAGAATATAAAGGAAAATCAACCTTTAAGTGGCTATGTCAGGTGATTGATTTATCTGACGGCAAGGTAAAGCCTTATTTTATGCCAGATGGAGTTTACAAGCAGATTTTAAGCCTGCAAATGGACGAGGATTATGCTTTTGAGGAAGTTCCGATGCCTTATAACATAAATATTCTTACCGAAGACGCAGGGCTTTTGACCGCCAAATATCGGGTTAGACCCTCCCCTAAGCACTTAGCCCTTACCCCAGAACAAGAAGAAGCCTTAAAACAGGCTCCTAGTGTTCAGGAACTACAAGCAAAAATAAGAGAAAATGACGAAGAAAAATTATCTACCAATGTAGTTACAAAAGAAG